CCTACTTCAGCAGTTGCTTTAAGTGCGTATAACTGGAGTTTGTCATCGGCTAATTCGTTAACCGGAACGCATGGCAGGCAATGCAATTGCGCCAGAAACCCATCAACTAACGATGGATCTTCAGTTACGTCAGTGAGGGCCATCAGCTCAGGAATATTCAACTGATGCGGCTGCTCTGGATTGAGTTTGTTGCGCAGTACTTGAGGGCGCATACCGAGTTTTTCCGCCAGTTCGGCCAGGTTGTGCTTAGTTGTGAAATTACGGCATGCATCTTCATAGTGGGGCTGTTTAGAAACTTGATAATCAAACATGGTTGCTCATCCTTAAACTTGCATAATCAAGTTATCGTTTGATGTAGCGACAATTGACGGCATGCTGGCGATTCTTTTCACGCCATGCAGCAACATTAATCAATGCGTTACCATGTTTTTCCATTACGTCTTTACGTGATTTACCGGTCTCTTTGCAGGTAATCGTTCTTGTGACTGTAGAGGTCGGGGTTGGGGCAAGTAGCACTACGCCATTTGCAATCCACTTTTCGAGTACAGAACTACTGATACCGTTGGCAGCGCAGAAGTTTTCTTTCGACATGGTAGGGGAGTTTGCCAACGCAGCGGCTTTTTCCAGAGCCTGGTCAAGAGCAGTATTGATGGCAGGAACTAACTGAGCTGCAATGCTTGCAATGAAGTCAGGGGAGGCTAGCATCTGAGATGTGAGCTGAGAGTTTGCATTTTCAGTATGCATAACGCAGTATCTCCGTATTAAGGGTTGTGTTCTATGGTGTTACATGTGGTGTGCAACAACATTAGATCACAAATGTATTCATGTAAAATACTTTTTGTATTTGTGGTGACTGATGTTCGAAAATAAATCAACGGCATTAGAGATTATTGAAAGATTAAGCTCATCATATGGCGTTAAGTCACAGCGAGAGCTTGCAAAAGCATTGGAAATCCCTCCAAACAATGTCAGTGCTTGGGCTCAGCGAGGTAGTGTTCCCGGAAACTCAATCATTAAATGTGCACTCGATACAGGGGCTGAGCTTAATTGGTTGGTTAATGGGGAACTTGCAAAAGCAAGTTCAAAAGAAAAAAAACCTAGAGGGCAAGGTAAGGCGCTTTATGATGAGGTCATGTCAAATGGTGGAAAACCCGTATTACGTCGCATAATGGATGCATACGGATTTACCCTTCAAAAACAATTATGTGACCTGCTCGATTTATCATCTGGAACGGTTAGTACATGGGTACGGCGAGATTATTTTCCTGGTGATGTTGTTGTAACTTGTGCTCTGGATACAGGTGTCTCCCTCGAGTGGCTTGCTACTGGTAAAGGAACATCTTCAGGAAGTTCAGTACAAGGTATAGCTACTAATTATTCTGTACTAAAAAAGTACAATATTGAATCTGGTATTTTAGAAGAAAGTGGTGAGTGGATTTGCGATAAGTCACTAGTTCAGCCTTTATCTGAAAATTGTGGTTTTGTCGAAAAGGGCAATGAATCCTGGATTGTTGATTTTGAACAAAAAAATTTAGGTAACGGTCGATGGCTAATAGATATTGATGGCAGCCATGATGTCTATAGTGTCGTGCGTGTCCCCGGAAATAATATTCAGCTAAGTAACAAAGGTACTGATATCCAGTGTAAAGTGACTGATGTGGTTTGCATTGGTTTAGTTAGGAAGACGATATCAAATAATTAAAATTATAAATTTAATATAAGGAAGTGAATTTACATGAACTACTTCTGGATTACACAAAAACCTCAGTCACAAAAAAAAGAATTAGAAAATGGTTGGATAAAGGCCAGGCCAGCAAAAATATATAATCACTACAGGGAAATGGTAAAAACAGTTAAAGAAGGTGATGTGATTTTTTTCTGTAGTCGGGGAATAATCAATCATATAGGTTTTGCTGTTAGTTCAGTCATAACTGAAACTGATGAAAAAGGTGAGTTGTGGAGGGTCGAATTTAAGTCTCATCAATTAGAAAATCCCGTGGAGATTAGCAATCACAGTGAATATCTTTTAGACAAAAGAGCAGAAAAATACTCGCCAATTACTTCTTTAGGAACAGCGCATCAAGGCTACTGTTCAGAAATTAGTGAAGTAATAGCTTGGTATCTACTATCTAGGGCTGGTGTATATTATAAAAATAATGAGATAGTTGAACTGGACAAAGCGGTAGGGTATCGGGATGCGAAATCGGCAAGTTATAGAATTTCCAATTTGAATACTTTGATGTCTTCTCTTTCTAGAGAGGATATTTTAGAAACACTAGATAAGTTTAGTGAGCTGAAATATTCTGATTATAAATACCAAAAATCAACTACCTATGATCTTGAATATAACGGTAACCTATATCCTCCGAAAGTCATTTTCGGAGTTTCAGCAGTCGCTATAATAAATAGAGTCTTATTTGCAGACGAATTTAGCGGTGGGCTGAACTCGCCATGTTTTAACGTGCTAAACTCACTTGGCTTTGATGTGGTTAAGAAATTATCATTAGATAATAAAATTCAAGAAGAAACGAATGATGCTCTTCTCGAAGATATTGAGGTTGTAGTAAGTGACCCTGATATTTCAGTAACTCAACGGAAGCAACTTATAGATGCAAGAATTGGACAAGGAAAGTACAGGGATGACTTGAAGAAAATCTACGGCCAATGCCTCCTGACAGGGATCACACTTGATGCTCTGCTCAGAGCGAGTCATATAAAACCATGGCGGGAATCAAGTAATGAAGAGCGGCTTGACCCTTACAATGGACTATTATTATCGGCAAACATTGACGCGCTATTTGATAGAGGTATGATATCTTTTAAAGATAATGGTGAATTAATTATATCTAACTCATTGCTAAATTACGAGTTAATGGAATCCATTGGTTTAAATCCAGCAATGAAAATAAAACTAAATTCTAAAAGCTACAAATATTTAGAATGGCATCGCCGTCGATATTTCCCATATTTGAATGTATAGGATGATTTAGACGTATTGGTTTTTATCTTGGAGGCAAAATGATTAAGGAAGAATTAGAACATTTCTTAGATCTAAGAACAAAACAAAGTACTCTCAAGTCGAGAAATATATCTTTGGTAATGTACTACCTTGGCTTTGATGGGGAGATTTCACCTAGTCTGGAGGATTGTGCGAAAAAATTTAATGTTGGGGATCAAGAAAATCCTGCTAGAAAAGCGGAAAGGCCTAGACAAATTATCAATAAGTTATTTTGGAGTAAAGCATGCATAGAGGATTTTCCCTCTTTAAGCCTGCTAGATGAGTATTTACAGATAACACCTTTTGTAACAGATGGTGAATATTATGAATACTGTGTTAAAAATAATATAACTGATATGACAGTCCATCCTTTATCTCTACTAAGGATTTTAAGCGAGTTTAAAAAAATTGATGGTTATGGTATTTACACTTCACAATTGGATGAGCTTACGAGGTTTAAAGCACGTTTCGGCGATGAGTTCTATATTGCTAAAAATGAACATATTGCTTCATATCTAAATGCAATACAAGAAGCCAAAAAGATCCCTGGAGCTATTGGTATAGCAAAGGTTAGTTATATTGAAGAAATTGCAAGAAGTAATAATTTAGATATAAAACTCATGCTGCGAATCATGAAATTAGATGTCGACTCATGGTTCGGAAAAATAAATGGAGAAGAATATTATCTTTTTGAAAATAGAGATAATATGTTAATTAATTATTTGGAGAAAATAGCTTCGGTAACAAAGGGTGATGAGGTTTATAAACTTGCTTCCGTGATAGTAAATGCGAGTAAATCTCGAACTGCCAAAAGAGGAGAATATCCAGTTCAAGATGTGGTTGAACATTACCTTAAAAGCTCAAGATTTACCATTGTCAATGATGATTATATTGAGCTAAATATTGAGCCGAAGAAACTGAATGAAATTGAAGAGCTTATTGTCCATTACATGGAGAGCTCTAAAACGTATGACCCAAAAGAAGTAAGGGATTATCTAGAGCAAACCACTGGTTACAAATCAGTATATATTAATAAAAGCACTTATGGGTCTCCATTAATTTATGTAGATAAAACAAAAGGAAGAAAAAATTACCGGTGCTCATTGATTGGTTCAGAGAATAAAAATTTTGTAATAAACAGATATGAATCATTCAAACAAAAGCTTCTAGAGTTGAGTAAATATGGTACTGATATTGATATTGATGCAAAAGCTCGAAAGGAACAGAAAGTGTTAAGAAGTTGGTTGTTCGACAACAAATTACATGCAAAATGTGCAATTTGTAATTCGAATTATTCAGTTGGTGCTTTAGTTGCTGCACATAAGAAAAAACGCTCTCTTTGCTCAGAAAACGAACGCACGGACCCTTATATAGTAATGCCTCTTTGTGTATTTGGATGTGATAATCTTTACGAAAGAAAATTAGTGAGAATTCGCAATTCAAAATTTATTGCATGTGATTTTGAACAAGTTTTACTTGACTCAATAGAATATCAGTATCTAACTAAATTAGATGGTGGAAAAATTGATAATCAATGGGGTGAAGGAAATAGTGAATATTTCGAATGATTAATCTATATATGAAAACAGTCAACCTGCGCTCAATGAGTAAACTTTCTATTGTTGCATAATGTTCTTACGGTGGGGTGTAGTCACTACGTCGCCACCATTATCTGTATCTTATTGATTATAAATACACAAATTAGTATTCGGTCTTTTTTTTATCTGTATTTCAAATCAATAGCTTATATCGCTACATCCAAAAATATCCTAAAAATCGATATTCGGTCCTTTTGGATTTCCGTAACACAGTCATAACAACATAAACTCCTTTTCCCTCGAATCCAAATATTTTTCTGTCATTTTTTGAGACTTATTACCCAAAAGTTTCTGGGTGAATTCCTTTCTGTGCCCCGTTTCTTACACTCTACTGGTCTGGCTGTTTTTTTATGCCGGAACTAATCAGAACTCAGAAAATTTCATTAGTGCGCATCGTCACTGCGTTGATTGGTAGCAGGGGGACGGGATCCATTGCAAGGGTAAACCAAGCTGGCTGGGTAGGAGATTAACCGCCTTAAAGCCTATGAGTTCACCAAAACCAGGTAAGAAAAAACGCGCTGAATGAGTGGCGGCTCTTGGTTTGATTGTTAGCTCACATTCATGAATGTAAGACGTCAAAATATTCACAAAATCAATGGATTGTTGTGTTCACTATCGTTATAATTTTTCCTAAATCAGGGATGGTCAAGAAGTGATTAAACTGAAGTTGTTTATTTTAAAGTCTGTTTATACAAAAAGACAAACTATCACTAAAGATTTTTAATGGATTAATTTTATCTATGAACAGCAACCACCTTTGCAACATTCAATCAAAAAATACAATAGACCATCTCAAAGAGTGTTTACAAATAGAAGTGATAAACCGAAGTGGGAATAAGCATTTCTCATGGTTTAAGGTTTTTCATAGGGTTATTTTTAGCCGAAAGAAGCGGTTTTACTTCTGGTGGCGTATTGCCAACTATCTATATAGTTTACCTAATAACCGTTATAAGAAATTAGCTCGGAAAATTAATGATAATCTTCGTCATAAATATGGGGCTGATATGAGCATAGCAGCGCACATTGGTGCTGGTATGAAGATTAATCACTATCTGGGTATTGTAGTTAGGTCAGAGTGTATCATTGGTAAAAATATGAATATTCGACAAAATACTACGATTGGTCGTAAAAGCTCACGAGGTGATATTGGCATTACCTTCATAGGGGATAACGCAGATATTGGAGCTCATAGTTGCATAATTGGTGATATAAAAATTGGTGATAACGTGACTATCGGTGCAATGACTTTTGTAAATAAAGACATCCCTGATAACTCTGTTATTTATAATACCGTTTCTTCCATCATTAAGAGCAAGTAAGAATCATTTTATATAGAATAGTACTTAGGAAATGAAGAGCGTTGTTGAATAAATCAAGCTTTTGTCCTG